GTAGTAATACCGTTTTTATCCAACGTAGGGAAGAATGTGTTCTCATAAAATTTCTCAAAGAAGTTCAAGAAAGCAATGCTATCATTACGAGCACCGAAGTGTTGGTCTGTGATAATTGCTACCTTCATTCTTCACCCTCTACACGTTTAAGTTCTAACATACGACCAGCGATGGACTTTGTGAATTCCATCGCTTCAGATAAAGATGAAAATGTTTTTGTGTCAACCATTCCACCCTGTGGGTTATCATCTGTGCGATACGTAACTTTATACATTAAACAAAACCTACCTTTCGATTTGCGTTTGAAGTTTGCATGTTCTGAGTCTTCTCATTAAAGACTTCAGCAATGCTCCAAGACTTCTGTTCGCCTTTGAGTTCAGTACCCAACTTATTAGCCAATGCCTGTGCATCTTCTTGTGTCAGTGGATCGAACGTGACGATGTCGAAGCAACGCCCTGGACGAACCAATGCAGAGTCAATGTCACGGATGCTTGGTAGGTTGGTAGAGAAGATCATCTTCTTACCTTTGGTTGTAACCAAACCATCACCAACGTTCAAGAAGCGGTGCATCATTGTGTTACCGTCAGAGCGAGACTTCAAGAATGCGTCAGAGTCTTCCAACACCATGATGCCTGCGTCGTCTTCGATGAATCGTGCAAAGAATCCGTCTTTGTCGAGAATGCCTGAGTCGTAAGATACGATGGCAGATGAGTTTGTGTGTGCCAACAAACCACGGATGAAAGAAGTCTTACCAGTTCCAGGTGGTCCAATCAACAACAGAATGTTGGCGTTGGAGTTCATGTAACGTTCGTAATAAGATTCTAGAGACTCGCCTTTGAGGAATGGATACATCTCTGCAACAGGCAGACGTTCACGATTCAAAGGGACATTGACTGAGTTACCATCAGAAGAATAGATCCACTCGATGTAAGATGTGACAACAGAGAAGACTGATTCAACAGCGTTGATGATACCTTCACAGAACACTTGATCGCCATAAGCACGAACAGTTGTTGAGCTAGAGTTAACATCGAACTTAACGAAGTTGTCAGTTGCTTCTTCGATAACCATACCAGAAGAAGAATTGTTTTGGATGTAGAGTTCATCCTTGAAGTAACCTTCTGCCCAGTGTGCCCAACGTTCACGGTTGCACAGAACAGTAGTCTCACGTTGCACAGTAGACTTCTTAGTCTCTGCACGACGCTTCATCATCTCTGCGGTGATAAGGTCTTCAACATCAGACACACCTAAGAAAATTTTGTTTTCAGTTTCGTTCATAATCTTTTTCAAATCAAATTGGTTATCATACACATCCCAAGCAGGTCTACGTAGAAGTTTCTTATTACGTCTGCGCCGTGCTGTCGCGCGGGATCTAACTCTGGAGGTTCTAGTTGCTATCCGTGGTGCAATGCCATTGCTTAGGTCACGGATCAATTGTTGGATCGGGGTGCTCGCCGTAGTCATTTGTATCCTCAATAAATTCATCTAAACTCACATGCTTCTTTGAAGCCTTCTTTTCTTTCTTGCGAGCAATGAAATCATCAAACGTGTGATTCTGTTGCATGAAGTCTAGGTATGCATTATGATATTCAGCGTCATCGCCTTCTTGAACTTCGAATGCTTCGAACGGCATATCTTGGATCAACTTACCTTTAATGTATGTTTGTTTCTTCTCTTTGGCGATACGCCTTAGGAATGCATAGTAGATAATCTGTGTGAAGTAAGCGAATGGGTTGTTCGACTTCGTCGGGTCAAAGTTATCAATATACTGCAAACAGTTCTCGATACCATCAGAGATCATCTCCTCTCGATATGAGTAGTTAATAAAGTTGGGTTTGTAAGATAGATGGGTTGCAATCTTCAAGATACAATCACCAATGTAGTTGCTGACGATAGGTTTTGGAAGACCTTTCTCTTCCGCTTCTAATCTCTTGGTTCTCATAACAACGAGTGCAGCAAGAAAGTCAGCGTTGTTTACATAGTGTGCCATACATAGTGGTTCCTGTTATAGTTCAAGTTATTCATAAGTATACACCATCCAAAGCAAAAAAGCAAATCTAGTTGTACTGCAATATTGCGAGTAATTTAGATTTGCTTTTTTATTTGCCTTGAGGCATAATTCAGAGTGTTAGGGTTGATCGTGATGAATCAATGTAGAGTATCGTTTCCTTCGATGAAATTCTTCTCTTCCTCTTCTTCTCCACCCAAGATAGATTCAAGGATGTCTAATCTCTTGTTTATCTCCTCTTGCGTAAGAGGTTCTTCATCTCCCCAAGTATCCTGCAGTTCTTGCATATGTCTCTGACGCTCAGACGCATGAGTTGTGAATTCAGTCTGCTCGTACTCTGCAGCGAAACGTTTGAAGTGGGGTATGAATTGAGGATGTAATTTTTTGATAAACATAATGTTGCGTTTATCAATCACAAACCTAGTATCGTCTGTAAATTGGCAGTATGGGGTTGCTGCAATTTGTTCTCTGTTTGGGATTTCAGAAGGTATTAAACGAATTAAAATTGGATAGTCGAGTTCAACGTAACGTTCATCCTCACCTTCCAAACAAGCCATAACTTGTTCACCATTTGACATTTTAATAATAACGATTAGTTCGTCGCCAGATACCATTACAAATCTACCTCTACCAATTTAATTGCAAATTCTTCTTCAGCATACGTCTTGTAACGTTCTGCTGCATGATTTAGTGTGTGGTTCTTCCAAGACTTCCAATGTAAGTCGTCTGCTAAGTCATATAGATTACATGCAGTCTTACCATCTTTCAAACGCAAACCTCTACCAATAGATTGAAGGTTACGAATCTTAGATTTACTCGGTGAAGCAAAGATAACGTTCTCAATCGAAGGGATGTTAATACCTGTCGAGAAAGTTCCATAGCTGGCAATAATGATAGCGTCATCCTCACCTTCAGTGATGTGACGAATTGCTTCGCGATCTGCAGTCTCAGTACCACCAAATACGAAAAAGATTTTTCTCTCATCGTGTACTTTATTCTTTATAAGTTCGTAGAGGATCTTGCCATGCTTTTCAACGTATTGAAAAAGAACGAGCGTATTACCTTTAGAATTTACTGCCAAGTTTCGTATGAATTTATTGCGGGCTTCATTGCCAACAATAAAATCCATTTCTTCTTGGTAAGAGTTTTTATTGCGACCCTTACGAATCTCTTCAGAATATTTCAATATCACACAAGTAATATTTAGCTTCGCTAGATTTTTAGAATCCATCAAAGCCTTAGTGGTTGTCACGCGATGGACTGGACCAAACACACCCTCAAGAACTAAACGATGAATCTTCTTGTTATCCAACGTGCCTGTGGTGCCGATGCGATATGGGATGTTGTCCATCTTTTCCATCACACCGATAAGAGACTTTGCCTTGAAGTTATGCGCTTCGTCCCCAAAGATTGCCATGTTGTGATAAGAACGTTGCTATCAAATTCTTTAGAAAACCCACTGTATAATTTTTGTACGTGTCTATCTACATTCCAGTTGTTAACAGACGAGTAGTCTTTGAAGTCAGCGTGTAGTTGTTCGACGAGGGATGTCGTTGGAACTACAATGATTGCCTTACGCCCAGCGTTTATATGCCAACGTAGAACAGAGTAAATTATAAATGACTTTCCAGAACCAGTCGGAGATAATAACAGTGTTCTGTCTTTATCTACTGCGCGATGAATAGCGTCTAGTTGATAGTCACGGATTTCTATTTTCTCTGGGAGTTTAAGTGCGCGAACGAACTGTTCAATAATCTCTTGAGAGATTTTGTTTGTTGTCGCAATTGGTGTATTGAACACCAACTCATATCCATTGCGGATACAGAACTGTTCGATATAATCTAGAAGCCCAATGTAGATTGTTTTTCTTAGTAAGTCATACAAGCGAACTTTACCATCCCACAACCTTGCTTTATACTGTGGAGTGAAACGTGCGCCTGGATATTCATACGTGAAGAAGTCTGCGAGTTCTTGCTCCACTGATGGGTCGCTGAACACTCGCATGTATACTTCATCTAACTTCTCGATTGTTACTGTAGTCAATTAGAACCCTGCCAAAAATTTCTTCCATTCAACTGCAGTTTTGATTTGCCAGTCTCTGGCTTTAATCTGACTGAGAATAGATTCTAAAAAATAAATCATTGTCTCAAGATAGTCGATCTTGATTCTCAATGTATTTAGT